CACCAGCTTACACAAACTGACTATGAGGTCATGACGGCTGCCTCCAAGCTGGAGAGTGGCGGCTTTCCGGTATTTACCGCTCACTACTTCTCGCCGATCGACGGCAACCCGCGCTGGGATCTGGTATGGAAGAACCCCGACCTGGTAGCCGGGATTACGTCGCCAGAATGGGACAACCGGATCAATCCAGATAACTGGGACCTAGATCCGGATCGTGGTGACTTTGTGCCGTGGGTGCCCCTATCGTGGCAGGCGGCAGTGGCACACGACAGCCGCATGGATACCACCATCATTGCAGCGGTCGGGACTGGCAAGACTTTGGGTCTGGCAGCCGCGTTGGTCTACTGGGCTTCCCAGATCCCGAACTTCAAAGGCATGAATGTGGCCCCTCTTGGCTGGCAGGCCAAGCAGATGTTTGACGCCATCAAGATGGAGCTTCTGGATTGGGATAACCGCGAGGTCATGCCAAGGTATGGTCACTCCCTGCTTGCCAAGCCACCTATCGAGCGCCCCTACCCGAAGATCACGTTCTACAATGGCTCCACCCTGGAGTTCATGTCTGCTGACGAGCAAGCCGGCAAGATCTACTCCTGGTCTGGAGACGCGATTGTCGTAGACGAGGCCGACAAGATGCACCTGGCCCACACTGACCTGGAGGAGGTCATTGGGAACCTGGGCACCCGCATGCGTGGCCAGGTGGGTGGCCGCGTCCGTATGGGCAGGTTGATTGTGCTAGGCAATGCTGGCTATGATCCAGAACTATGGGAGCGGTTTGACCTGGCAGACGAGCTGCCTGGTGACTACCTGTCCATTGGGCTGACCATCTATGAGAACCCACTGATCACCCGAGCCCAGCTGAAGGCCATCGAGCAACGAATCGTAGACCCCGGCAAACGGCGTCAACTGCTGTGGAACGAACGCCCACTGCCCAGGGGTAAAGAGTTCACGCCAGAGCTGTTGAAGCCCTGTCAGTGCACTGCCCTAGATGACGTAGTGACCAGCGCGCTGGAGAACGAGCTGCCCGGCTATGTGCGCGAGGATGCACGCCGGGCGGGGACCGTGCGGTGGATCATTCCGCCCACTGAGTTCGACCGCTACATCCTGATCGGAGATCCCGGCCAGAACACGCCGCCTGACCGCAACAGCGCCGTGGCGGTGGTGCTCAAGGTGACTGGTTTCCCTCTTCTGCCGGCAGAACTGGCAGCCTTCCACTGGATCGACGGCAGGGGCTCCTACTGGCCCTTCATCAACCAGATGGAGGAATGGTACAAGTCCTACCGGCCTATCTATGGGGCCTTTGACGCCACCGGGGTGCAGAAAGGCTTCGACGAACTCGTATTTGCCCAGCGCGGAATGCTGCTGGAGGGTATCAGGGTGCAGACAAACAAGATGCAGATGGTGGTGGCTCTCAAGCTGATTATGGGGAAGGGGAAGCTCCTGATGCCCAGGGGGGTGCAGGGCATCTGGCTACAGTTGGGGGGCTGGCGTATGCCGGACACCAAGCTGCGCCAGGACATTGCCTCGTGCCTCTTCATGGCGGGACACGTGCTCAACCGGCTCTTTGTGATTGACCCCCCAGAGTCATCAGAGGATGAGATGGATATAGACTTGGATGGCGAGCGCGTGCGCTTCCCGCGCGAACGCGCCACACGCCCGCAGCGCCAGCACCGCTCTGGCAGGACTGGACGCTAAATTGGTGACACGAAAGGATTGACGGGGACATGGCGAGTAGAGTACAATTAAGACCAGAAATGAGTGATGAGCTCAGTTTCTATATAGGTAAGCAGGGAGCTCTCTACCTGCAGCGCGAAAATGGTAGCCTAGCCCGCTTTGGGCTCCGAGTGTCGAACACTGGCACACTCATCGTATTTGACCAACTCACGCGCAGGTGGTATGAGCTGCCCGCCCAAATCCCGGACCGGTCCGGCGGGCATGTCACAATCATAGCACAAAGGGAAGGAGTCGAGGAGTAGGATGCGCACGATTTTCTCGCGCACTCCCGAGGGTCTCGTAGACCCCGGAATCTATCCTGTCAGCCTGTGGGCTGCGCAGCGGACGAAGTACTGGAACTACTGGCGGCACTTCGACGGTGACTGGCTGGATGCTACTGTCTCGACCACCAACCGCGCGCTCAAGTATCCCTTGAAGCTCAATCCCTTCAACATGCCCTGTATCCTACACGCGGGGTTCTTGTTTGGCGAGGTGCAGGATGGCAGTGATCCGCTGGTGACGTCCGTGGTCGAGCCCTGGGGACGTGAGTCTCCCAAGGAAGTGCGGGACACCGCCGTTCGCCTGACGGACCTGATCAATCAAGTGTGGTGCGAGAACAACGGGCGCGCCCTGCAGCAGGAAGCCGGTCTTATTTCTCAGATTCTAGGCGGGTGTGTGCTTGGTGCATTCTATGACCCACAGCGTGAAGCGGATGGGTGTTTGCCTATTCGCATTGAGCATGTACTGCCAGAGTACTTCTTTCCGGTGCCAGCTCCTACTCAGTACTGGGAGTTGCTAGAGACGTTTATCTGCTTTGAACTGAGTAAGCGACAGGCAGAGCTGATGTACGGGGCCGACGCGGCCTATGACCAAGCACTTTACCAGGAATGGTGGCGGCCTGACCACTACGAGATCACCGTGGAAGGCACCCCTGTTAGCTGGGGCGGGATTAAGATGGAGGGTGTCCCTCTTGGTAGGCGCGTGCCCTACATCTACATCCCGCACATCCGGGCCGGCGAGTTCTACGGCATCTCGCTTCTGCAGCAGAAGGAGCAGATGGCTATTGAGATCAATGAGCGATTTGCCGACTGCGGGGACATCGTAAGCGAGAATGCTAGGCTACTGCCTGCGGTGCTAAATGCGCAAAGGCTCTCAACGAAGCGCTTGTCTGACGGCACCGTGTTCCTAGACCTGGGAACTGGAGTGCCGGGAATGGGGGAGCCTGGAATCATCTATCCCACTGGGATACGTGCCGACAAGTCTCTGACGGACTGGGCGCTGGAGCTGCTGAACCTGGCCCGGACTGAGGCATATACGCCCCCGGTGTGTTATGGGGTTGACGAAGGCTCGCAGCGCTCGGCCCTGACCCTGGTAATGCGCATGCTGCCTCTACTGATCCATATTCGGCAAGAGCGCACCCTGTGGACAGCGGGCCTGAACCAGCTAGCCAGGCTGATCTTGACTATTGCAGCGGAGAAGAACATCGAGGGTGTGACGCCTGACATGCTGAAGGACCTCCGCATCTGGCAAGAGTGGGCACCCATTATGCCCCGCGACCATGACCAACTGGTCAATGAACTTATTTTGCGTTTACAGGCCAATCTGGTTTCACCAGAGACGGCCCTGGATCGACTGGGCGACATTCGTGACGTCCAGACGGAGTTGAACCTGATCAAGGCATGGATGGAGTACGCGGCCACGGTCCAAGTACCCGCCGCCAATCCCTTCGGGGGTGCTGGTAGCGGCGGGGAACAGGCTGGGCTGAACAGGCCATCTAAGCCCAAACCAACAGTATCGAAGGAGAATGCGTAATGCCTAACGACGACACTGGACAGGGCACGCCTCCGACAGGATCGGGCACGGGTGGACAACCGGCTACCCCGCCCATTACTGGCGAGGGCACACCCCCATCGGCTAGTGGCGCAAGCGACGCACAGTTGCAAGTCCTGCTGGATGAGCAGAAGAAGATCCAGGCGGGCCAGGACAGGCTAATCGCCCAACTGAAACAACAGGTGGCGACGACGCTGACCGAGAAAGACACCCTGGCCACGCAACTGGCCGAGATCCAAGGGCAGGCAGGCGAAGGACAGCAAGAGCTGGAAACCCTGCGACAAAAGAGCAATACCTACGAAGCAGAGAAGGCCGACCTTCAAGCTCGAGTTGACGCCGTGGCGCTGGAATCGGAGCGCGTGAAGCTAGTAGCTTCCAAGTACCCAGCACTAGCACCCCTGATGGAACAGGGCGCTCTCCCACCCGCGAAAGACATGGCTGAGTTCGAGCAGAAGCTGGCCACGCTGCAACAGGCGCTAACCGCCCAAACACAAGCGACGGTTAACCAAGCGCTTCAGGGAATCAAGCCCCCCGCGTCACCACCCGCTGGCCCGACAGTGAATTTGGACTCCTTGGCCAAGGATATGCTGGCTGCTGCCCGTGCAGGTGAGATGGACAAGTTAGCGCAGCTCAAGGAGCAGTGGTACCAGATCGCACCGGAGGCCACCAAGCCTAAGTCATAGCGTTCACTGCCACGCCTCCGAGCTGCACCACACAAGGATGCCAGGAGGTGACAAATGGCTGATGTATTGAGTGGGTTCTTGGATACCGCCTATGGGGATACCCCATGGGAGGATTTCGATAAGAACCAGCGCACCGTGTACGTCCCGGAGCTTCTGGAGGCGTACCGGATCAACTCTCTGTTCTATGGCCTGGTGACGTATGGGGTCAACCTGGCCGCGCAGCGCACGGGTAAGATGGTCTTTACCCAAGTCTTGGACCCCGAGCCGAACATCGCTGAACTGCAGACCAGGCAGATCTGGCTGCCCCAGCTCTACATGGACTCCCGCCAGCTGGAAATTACGTCGGCGTATTATGGAGACAAGGTGATGCTCCATAAATATGACGACTTGATTACCTATTGGCAGGAGAACGGTACGGCAGGGCTGCGCCGGATCGTTTCTTCGCGCCTGGCCCCCCACATGGTCCAGTCCCTGGACCTGTTGGCCCGGAATACCTTCTTGGACAAGTCCGTGCTCATGTTCGCTGGCTCCGCCAGTGACTTTGGCAGCCTGGCCAACACCGATGTCTTCGACCTGAGCGTCGCCCGCGCCGTGCACCTGGGCGCTGACTACCAGCCCGACCCCGTGCAGAACCCCATCGTGGGCATTGCCTCGCCTTCCGCGGTCTACACCATCAAGGACACGGACGCTGGTGAGTTCATCTCGCGGTTGCAATATACCGATAACCGCAGGATGCTCAACTACGAAATCGGGGAGTACGAGGGCACGCGCTTTGCGCAGCACCCGACGGTCTGCCTGTGGAACTGTGGCACGATCCTGCAGCAAACCACGATCACGGCCAGCGTGGGACTGGGCGATGGTGCTCCTGACCCCGCGACCACGAAGGTCGAGAAGGTCTGGATGGTCGGACAGTCTGACGCTACCCACTACCTCACGGTTGCCAGCTCGGCTGGTTTCGAGGCTGGCGACATCGTGACGCTGCACATCCACAAGGGTGGCGACAGCTCGACCTATGACACGGCGCTGGACAGCAAGCTCAAGGTCACAGATGGCGTGTTGTTCACCGACCCCAAGATGGTCACCCGCGAGATCCACAGCGTGGACACGGGCAAGCTGATCTTCACCGAGCCCGTCACGGTGGACTACTTCCAGACCAACCTGGGAGGCGGGGTCTACGGGTACGTCACCAAGGGCCGGCCAGTGCACGCGGTCGTGTTCCTGAAGGGGCCTCGCGGCGTGGTCAGCGGCGTGCTTCAGCCGCCCCAGACCTACAACCCTGGTCCTATCGACGACACCCAGTCAATCTACCGCTTCTCCTGGGACGCGCGGATGAAGTACCAGCAGATGTACCCGCGTAGGTTCGAGGTCTACTTCCACGCCGGGCCTGTCCGCAAGCTGGGCAAGGTGGTCAACCTCTAGTCTGTGAGGCGAAACTATGACAGTCACGTGGGCCACGGTCAAAGAGCAGATTGCCCGCAAACTGAATGACCCGACGCACAAAACCTACCCCGAGGCGCTGCTGCTCGACGCGATAAACGATGCATTGACGGCCTTCGCCGCAGCGCATACGGGGGTGGCCTCCGACTTCGGTATCACCGGCGATGGGGAGACCTACGAGTTTGCCCTGCCGTGGGACATCGTGGAGGAGGGGGGCGCGGGCGTCTATGCGGTGCACTGGAAGCAGAACACGTGGCTCACGCGGCTGGAATACTGGCCAGGGGAGTCCTGGGCCGACACGGCCCGGTCTGCAACGTCTAACCCGTTTGGATACATCCTCTGGCCCCAAGGCAAGATTAGCTTCTCCCGCATCCCGGCGGACGAGCAGGTGGTCACCGTTCACTACGTGGCGTACTATCCCGAGGTGTCGGTGGATGCATCTGTGATCACGGTCCCAAGGTGGGCTCTGGAGGCTATCAAACTCTACTCAGCAGCCGTCTCTCTGGAGCCCACTTCTACCAAGGCGGGGAAGCTGGGACAGTACAAGTCCCGCCGTGAGGCGGGCGAGCCTGAAGACAACCCGCTGCTGCGTCTGGCGGAGCACTACATGAAGCGCTACTACGAGATCCTGGCAGTGCACCCGCCCCCGCAGTATGCGAAGCTACAGGGCCGTGAGGTGAGTCGTGGGTGAGATTGTCAATGACCTGCTACAGGGCCTCAAGCTGCACCTGCAGGCCAAGATGATCGACAGCGTGCCTGCAGAATACGCGGCGCTGCTGGCCTATACGGACATGAATGGCGAAGCGCGGGTGCTCAAGCCCTCCCTGGTCCAAATAGGGCGGCTGCAGGATGACCCCACGGCGCTGTCTGAGAACCTGGCCGAGCCGTCCATCCACGTAGCAATTCACGAGAACGACCCGGATGACCTATCGGATGGCTGGAAACACACGGTGGCCAGCTCGGTGGACAGCTCTGCCACAAATCTGAGCCTGCACCTGGGCTATCCCTATGAGATTGGGGGAGCCGAGCACTGGTGGCGGCGTTTCAGGGTCTCGTTTGAGGCGTACTTCATCGACTCGGACCAGACCAAGGAAGAAGCCACTCGGCTGGCAAACCTGATCCGGGGGTTGCTGGAGAAGTACTGCGGGAGCTACCGCCCGTGGAACCTACATGGGTGGCAGTGTGGCGGCATAGAGGATACCTTCCATGAGACTGCTATGGAGGCCCACGTGGCCAAGTCTCATTGCTGGGCTGGGGGTGGGCCAGACGACGACTATATCTGGAGGGGGGCCGTTTGGGTGCAGGTGCTGACCGCAAGAGAGTAAAGCGCCCGCTGCGGGTGCTGGGGCTGCTTGGCGACAAGCAAGCCGCCGGGGCGGTGGAGATCTATCGGATAACACTGCCCTTCTCGTACATGAACAAACACGGGGCTATCTGCAACTGGATGCCCATGCCATATGCGGCAGAGTGCCTGCGGCAAGGCGACACCCACGCTGTGTTTGACTACGACGTGGTAGTGCTGCATCGCTGCTTGGCGGACGTGCCCGATGCCGGTGAGGCGTTGATCCGCGCGCTGCGGGTGCACGGAGCCAAGGTGGTCTACGAGACTGACGATGACTACAGCGGGCGGTGCCGGGAGGCCGACGATGTGCTCAACCGTACTTGGAAACCCTACATCCCATACGTGGATGCGGTGACGGTGACAACCAAGCAACTGGGTGAGCGTGCTCAGCTTGATGCCGGCGCCGGCATGCCGGTCTACGTCATCCCGAACGCCGTTGACCGGGCCTGGTTCGCCGAGGGTGCACAGGCCACACGGCGTCTCTACCCGGAGCACTTGACTGTGATGTTGGCTGGCACAAGGTCGCACTACCAGGACTGGATAGTGCTCAAGGAGGTCATCCCCAGTCTCCTGGCCGACTATCCGAACGTGAAGTTCCTGGTGGTGACCGAGCAGGTGTGCTACGACTACCTGTGGCACACGGGGGCGGAGTTCCTGCCCATGGTGCCCTACACCAGGTATCCAGGGGTGCTGGCACAGGCAGATATTCTGTGCGCCCCGTTGGTGCCCGATGACCCATATAATGCCTGCAAGTCGCCCATCAAGGCGATCGAGGGATGGTGTGCCACCCGCTCAGTCGGGAAGCGTCTGGGCGGCTGCGCGGTGGTTGCCAGTAAGGCCCCGCCCTACCGGGGCGTGGTGCAAAACCGCCACAACGGCCTGCTGGTCGAGCACACCCCCGAGGCGTGGGACACGGGCCTGCGTCAATTAATCGAGGATCGAGTTCTGCGCGCAGAACTACAGATCGAGGGTCACAAAGATGCCCGGCAGTATGACATTGCCCAGCGCTGGCAAACGTGGCACCGGGCCTATAGCAAGATAGCAACAGGAGGTAACACATGACCGTTGCAACAAATGAAGCCATCCTTGGCTTCGGACCACAGCCGGCCAAGGGCACACTGGCGACCACGTGGTATCGCCACAAGGGAAGCCGGGTGGACTTTGGCCCGCAACAGACAATTCGACAGTTCCCGCCCGAGATTGGCGGGGGCTTCCACCCCACGGGGGCCTACAAGGAAATGGCCTTCGGGGGCGGCCAGGCCATCATGAACCCGCGTCTGGAGAACGTGATCGGCTGGCTGCTCTACGCCGTTGTCGGGAAGCTCTCCGATGTACCCGATGCGCCAGAGGAGGGCATGGATCGTCACATCTTCACCCCGCCTGACCACTACTACGACATGCCCTGGCTATCCCTGCGGCGCTACATCCCCGGAGCGACTGGCACCAGTGACAACTACGGTGAGGTCATTCTGGATGCCCGCGCGGTTGGCATGCGGCTGGCCTGTGCGCCCGGCGCGATCCTCACCAGCGCGTTCACGTTCGTGGGCCGCGAGCCCAAGGGGTCCCTGGTTGGTGTGGATACCTGGGAGTGGGACAACACCTACGAGCGGTATCCCAGCGTGCCACTGGCCCACCAGGGGTATCTGAAGCTGGGAGGCACAGACACGAAGGCGACGGCACTGACCTTTGACCTGGTGAACCAGTACACCTCGCCCCGCGAGGAGCTGATCATCGGCTCGCCATACCCCGATGACTTCATCATGCAGTTCCAGACGCTCACTGTCACTTGGACCTACAAGTGGCACAACCCGGATCTCTACAATGCCTTGCTGTGTGGCAGCAACGCGGAGAGCGACGGGGTGATCGACTGGTCACCAGCTGTGCACAGCGATGAGTTTGAGTTCGACATCACCAGCCCAGGCAACGCGACCGGGCAAACGAGCCCCTGGCGGCTGAACGTCTATGCCCCCGAGTTCACCTGGCAGGCTGCTGGACCGCCCACGCTGGAGGCCGCCGGCTGGCTGGCGCTCCAGTTCACGGGCATTGCCCAAGAGCAGACCGCGGCGGACACGTTCCGCATCTGGCTGGAGAACAAGACAGACACGTACACGTGGCCAACCCCATAGCGGGAGACGGCTAAGGAGGGGAGGCCACTTCAATGGTCTCCCCTCTCCTGGTACAGGAGGTATGAAACCGAGCAGCGATGGCTAAAATCACAATTTCCGCCCTGGTGCCGGAGCGACGCGAACTCCGCACCGCCGACCCCACTGGTGAGACGTGGGTCAAGATTCAGCCCCCGGGTTATGCGGCAGAGACCGAGCGCGGGAGGCTGACCTCGAAGCGCTCCTTCTACTACAACGACGCCGGGTTTTCTGTGACCGACATAGACGTTAACACCCGGCTCCTGTGGGCTGAGGAGATCTGGCTGGCCTACATAGACACCAACCTGGACGTGGACATTGAGCAAGAGGATGGCACGGTCGTCAATATCACGTTCGAGCCACGCGACGAAATATCGCGGGGGGAGTTTATGGGTAAGTTGGCTCAGTTGCCCTCTCCCATTGTATACGAGTGGCATGCGATGCTCGTAGATGTTGTGCCGGAGTGGAGCTCCCCTTTCTAAGAGACGGCTTCCAGAATGCAGAGGAGCGCCTGGAGGCCATAGCCGAGGCAGTCGAGCTGTACCTGGCCGCCAAGGCAGGGAAGCAGATTCCTGGTCACGAGGATGCAGGAGACGAAATGCCGGAGCCACTTTACTGGCTGCTACAGACCGAGCGCTGGGGGCTGCCCCATGGTGGCGGCTACCTCGACGAGCCCTACTACTTTATGAGGGACATTGAGTGGGCAGCACTGGGACGTGACCGCTACGAGGCCGCACAGGCAGTCAACCGTCGTCAAGAGCAAGGGGAAAGCTAATGCAGGCATCACACGTTCGCCGCATCTACACCCGCGCGATGGATGTGCTGGGCATGGACGTCCAGCAGGTCAACCGCGCGCTTCAGCAGCAGTTTGGGTTTGCTTTTGAGGACCAGCCCGAGGAGGCTCTGTGGGGAGCGCTACAGACTCACGTAGCCGGGCGTGGTGGCTTCATGGGGCCGGGCGCGCGCTTCTCCTCTTGGGAGGCAGCCCACAGCCCCGTCGCCCGCCAGTTTGCCGAGGCCACTTCACGCCCCCTCAAGCCTGGCAAGGCTGCTGAGGAGGGCGAGTACCAGTATGGCGGGCGTGCCTATCCCTTCGAGACCCTAGCGGCTAGCCCTGGCTACTCTATCGAGGGAGGCCAAGTCACGATGGGTGTGCCCAAGGCTGGGAGAGCACCTAAGTTCTGGCGGAATGCCTTCCAGCAAGGTCCACTGGTATGGTTCTCTGGTCGTCCTGTAACCGAATCCGCTGTCTTGCCCCAGGAGGAGACCATCCGCGCAGGCGAGCCCATGCATCGAGTGCAGGCCCTGATTGGTCTCTCCCCTGTCGCCCCTCCGGGCGGTGGCTGGTACGACCCCGAGTTGGGCATACCTGTACGCCACGCCATGCGGCGCACTCGGTTACCCGAGGGCATCACTGAAAAGGACATCACGCTTGCTGCCGGCCAGGCAGTTAGGGCAGGAGAGCCTGTCAAGGCGTTTCCCGGCCATACAGGCTTCGAGCTTAGTGGTCAGTACGAGGCTGCCTATGTAGGTCACTGGGGTGTTGTGCCGCGTGTGTCCTACGATGCCCAGGGGCAACCTAACACCTACAACGAGCTTATGGTGCAGTTCAGCCAGACGTTCCCTAAGGGTGCGCCACTGCCTATCAAGGCTGGCCCGAAGTCCGGTGCAGGCCCCTGGCTTGGGCTGGGACAGGAAACGGGGGTGCAGTATGTGGCCGGGATGCGTGACCCTCTTACCACCTCTGCGATCTCTATGGGAATGATGACCCCGGAGGAACAGCAGCAATACTTTGGTCGCTCCATCCAGGGCGAGCGCTGGACGTCGGGGCTCTACCAGGAGTGGACCGAGAAGGTTGCGATCCCCAGCCTGGGCTGGCACGAGTTGCCCCGCACTGCCTACAGTGCCAAAGACCCCACCATCCAAAAGCAGATTCAACAGGGTCTCTTAACTGGCGTGGAAGAGATCCCTGGCACGGGTATGATTAGTGCAGTCAAGCGTGTGCTGGGTATGAAGATCCCCTTTGGGGTCCAGGTCAGCGAGCCATGGCAGTTCACCAAGGGCGTGGTGGGTGGCGAGACCGCCGATGTACTTCGTCACATCCACGGCGAGGATTTCTACCAGCATCTCCAGCGTATTGCTGAGCCCAAGCTACGCGGGCTGCGCGACCTGGGCGCAGCGTACATGGCCAACGTGGCCCCGGAGGCTTCCAGCTACCAGGCTACCCCGGCGGGGCAGATCGACTGGGCTGATGCCTACGCGGGCGTGATGACCCGGCTGGAGGCGGAGGGGCTGACCCCTGAAGAGGCACGTCCTGGACAGGTGGGGCAGCTACTTATGCGCGAGCTGGCTGGCATGCCAGAGACCCGGGGACGGGGAATCGCCTTCCCGCGCCCTGGCGGTGGCCAGATGGTAATGCCCAGCCCCCGCAGCGTCGAGCCCTACGGCGGTAGGACACCAGTGGAGGGGATGACCTGGGGGCTTTACTCTCGCTATGCCAAGTTGCTGGAAGAATACCAGGGCTATGCGCGGCAGGAAGCGGGTACTCCAGCCCCTGGCTACGAGCGTGCTCTGACCGAAGCCTTCCAGGGCCGCAGCGAGACCGAGTTGGGTGGCCTGGTTGAAGCAGTTAGCAGCCCTGAGTATCGCCGAGCGGTCAGTGGCCTTCCGCTGAGGGAGGCCATCTTTGGCTGGAACGTCTCGACGATGGAGGAGCTGCCAGAGAACCGCTTCTTCATGGGCAAGGAGCTGCTTCAACGCAAGATTGCCCCCCATGCCGGCAGGGGAGTGGATGTAGGGCGGTTGGCTGAGGACATCATCATGGGCAAGCGGGAGGCACGCGCCCTGATCTGGGGCTATCCCACAGCCATGCCCGAGCAGGAGCTCAATGTCACCGCCCAGTTTATGAGTCTCCCAGAACTCCAGAAGCTGATGCCGGGTCTCTCCCGCGAACAATATGAGACACTGGGCGGCGGTGTGCGCATGCCGCGTGCCCTGCAGGCTGCACTGGGCCGTGACGATGATAAGGACCCCTTTGCTGGCACCTTCACCACAGCCTGGAATATGGTGCAGGGCAGAATGCGCACCCGACATTTTACCGAGACCACCACGCGCCGTGATGTGTTGGCACAGGCAGCGGCCCACCCTGCCCGCGAGGAACAGAAGTACCTGGAGGACATCGGGGAGTTCACCTCCGTAGAGCAAGGAGCTGAGTGGCTGCGCGGCGCTGGCATGCGGCTTACCCCCGAGGAAGTGCAGCAGTCATTCGCTGGGGTGGAGAGTGCCCGCAAGGGCATCGGGATGCTGCACTCCCTGTTCGCCCGCGAACTGCCCAGCCGCATGCCTGGTGAGAGTCTGGCGGCTCGCACCACGCGTGCCCAGATGGCCATTCCCCTGGCAGCCGGCCTAGAGATCGAGGAAGTGGGTGGCACACCTGGCCGCCTGGTAGACCTGTTCCAGCGCATGAATGCTGCCACGATGGGTGGCCGGGGCCGGCGAGAGGGGGAAAGGTTCAACCTCCAGAGCCCGGCCATGATGCAATCCTCCGTGTTCCAGATGGTGGCCGGCTGGGGCGGCGAGGAGGGCCTGACTTCCCTGGCCCGCGCCACGCTGCTGGCTGGTCCTGAGCACCCTAAGCTAGCTGGTGTTGAAGCCCAGGTCAAAGCCTACGAGGCAGCCCCCGAGGGCAGCCGCGCCCGCACTGAGGCCCTCCGCCAGATGATGCAGCAGACAGCCGGCGGTTTCCAGGAATGGGTGAGCCAGTCGCCGATTGGCGGAGCGCTATTTGAAGCCGCTGCTGCCCGAGAGAAGCGTGCAGGTACAACGTGGACTACAGAGAGTGGACGCACACGCGGTTACTTCCCGACGGCAGAAGAGCAAGCAGCCGCTGAGCACGGGCAGGCCCGGCGCGCGCTGCGCCAGTCGCTGTACCGCAACGTGCAAGTCACCGATCCCGAGACTGGTGTAGTGTCCAACCTGGCCCAGCAGCCCCTGGAACGGGCCGTGGGTGCCTATGCAGACGTGCTGCGCCACCAGGGCATGTATAGCCCTGAGATGCGTGCACGCTTGGAACAGACCATCCGTGGCCTGGGCATTGACCCCACCATGGTGGGCACCGGGGCAGAGGGCAAAGAGGCACCCCCGGCTACCGCGTCTGTGCCTGCACCCACACCTGCACCCACGCCTGTAGAATCCCTGTGGAAGGGCGGCAACCCCCCTGAGTGGTTCCGCGAGATGGAGCCCGCGCTTCGAGGCTCTGGCCTGATAGACGTAGTTGGAGCATTGCCCCCGGATGAGTATACCGAGCTTCGCAGACTACACGCCCCGCCTGGCGAGGATCGGGCAGAGAAGAGTATAGCCTTCACTGCCGGCAGAGAAATCTGGCTCAAAGAGGGCGAGCCTGGTGCCCGGGAGAACGTACTCCATGAGTTTGGCCACCGGGTGGGCCATCGCTGGCCGGGAGTCGTGAGCATGGTCCAGCGCGACATTGCGGCAGGCAAGCTCATCCCCACTGAACAGCTAGCCGAATCATACCCGGGGTTGAGCGAGGTAGGCCGCGCGCATGAGGTCCTCGGCGAGGTGATGGCAATAGCTGGTGGCCATACTGGCCGCTCGCCATTTGTCGAGATCGCAGCGCCTGAGCAAGAGACAGAGACCATCCCGTACCTACAGGAAGCACTCCGCCGCTGGGAGCAAGAGGCTGGAGGAGCGCCAGCTCCGCTGGCCGAGGAGGTTGGGCAGGCTCCTATCGAAACTATCCAGGGCGCGGTGGCCGCGGCTCCCACTACGCCCCAGGGGTGGAATCAGCTTGCTGGCTTCCTGGCAGCAGGGGCAGCGAGGACTGCGGGGGGAATGGCAGCACCGACTGTGGGGTCTAGGACACAAGCATCCCCAGCAGTAGTTGCAAGAGGAGCTGCGCAAGCCGGTGGGGCTGTACCGCCCCCGGGTGGGCCTCCTCCACCAGCAATGGGTGGGGCCGAACCCCCAGACGACGGTGGCAAAGACTCGATAGCCTGGCAGGCCTTCCGCCGCTTCTTCCCTGGTGGTATTGGGGACCTGCAGGCGGAACACGCGCGGATTCGTGGGGGCAAGGTACCAGGGGGCGGAGGGCTACCGTCTGACCGACGTACCCGCCAAGCACTCAACTGGATGATACAGCAGGGTGCCTCCACTGAAGACATCCAGCAGTGGGGACAGGTCATTGGCCAGGCAGGAATTGGAATGACGTGGGAGGCCACTGAGGCTGGGCCTCTCCCGTACCATCAGTATGGATCGCCGCTTGGCGCACCCCCGTTGAGCGAGGAAGCTGCGCAGGGCCTGGCTCCTACCCAGCAGGCAGCCAGCGCACGCTTCGCACAGATGCAGGCCGAGTTCGCGGCCATGCCGCCAGAGCAGCAAGCAGCCATGCGCGCCCAGTACACAGACTTTGACCCCAACAAGGGCTACCCCTTTGGTGCTGGCGACCCAGCCCGTAGAACAGTTCGGCAGGCCGGTGGAGTTGTGGCAGGTGGCAGATGGATGCCCAGTGGAGGAGGCGGCATGCCGCCCGGTGGGCCGCCTCCCGCCGCTGGGGGCGGCGGGGCGGCTGGGGGAGGCGGAGGGGGATTGCCTCCCTTTGGCCCCGGTGGTGGCGGTAGACAGCCCCCGATTTCCCCAGGCGGTGGCGGTGGCGGTGGACAGCCTCCAACCCCTCCGAGTGGCCCACAGCCAGCAGGCTTTGGATTATCCATGCCAGATGAGGGGCCGCCAGGGCATGGCTGGGCCTCCTGGGAGCGGGGACCGGGCGGGCGCGTCTTCATGAAGGCTGGCTTCACGCCACAGACGCAGCTCGACGAGAGCATGAAGGCCGCTATCGAGGCGCTGGACAAGTGGGCGCCCCAGATCGAGAAACTGTCCAAGTCCACCGGTGAGCTGGACGATCAGCAGCGGCGGGCCGTGCGTGTCGTCAGTGACTGGGTGGGGCAGGCCCAGCACGCCTATGGCATCGCTAAGGGCTCTGATCTGGCGGAGGAGATCCCCGGTATCCAGCGCGCGCTGGGCATCCCTGGCCTGCAAGAGATACCCCGGCTGATGGCGCAGACCCAGCTCCAGGAGCAAGAAGGCCAGGCTGGGTTTGGGCAGGGACCACTGGCTCGGTTCATTCCCAGGGGACGCGGTCTCTATGCTGGCGATATGGGGGCGTTGTCCTACGGTCTGTTCAATGTCCAGCGCCTCTGGCGCTACACCGGTGGCCAGGTCACACAAGCCATGGGCCAATACGCGGGCTATGTTGGCCAGCAACAGCAGGCCATGGCCAGCCTGGGCATCGGCGAGGGCTACGGCGGTGAAGCTGCTGACATCATGGGCAGCCAGGCAGCGATGCAGCGGGCTAAGCTGGGCTTCGGACGAGCTGCCTGGGAGACCTGGGGGTGGGTGCCAAGGCTCCTTGGTAATGTAGATGCATCGGGGGAGAGCTCTACAGCGGGCCGCATGGCATCGCTGATGCTACCCTTAGCTGGTGGCCGGCTTGCTATGAACCTGGGTGCTAACGTGGCGTCTCGAATGGGCGCCCAGGGGGTTGCTGGGGGCCTTGGGCTTGCTGGCACGGTGCTTGGGAAAGCAATGCCAGCCATCGGTGGTATGCAGCTTGGGATGGAAGCGGCCACGTGGCTCCGTCCAGACGTGTATGAGGACACCGGTGACGCCGGCGCTGCGCTGATTCGTCACGTCTCAGGCACTCTCAACCCGATGGCCTGGGCAACTGCCGGCATGGCGCAGACAGCCGGAAACATTGGCTGGGAGGGTGGGCAACGCGCTCTCGCTGGGGTGACCGGCTGGTTCGCTGAGGGCGGGCTGCTATCTGGTGTAGCGCGAGCGCTAGAGGGCTCAAAGGGGCAAGAGCCTGCCGCCGGCGTAGAAGCCTTCCAGGCTGCCTCGATGCAACTCCAGCAAGAGTATAGCATCTCGCCACAGGCCGCCGACCAGGCACTGGCGCTCTATGGGCAATCAACCGGGCGGACGGTAGAGTCCGGCGACTGGGGCGCAGCTGACATCCAGGCTGCCGCGCGCCTGGCCCGTCTTGCGCCTGGAGTGGCCGGCCAGGTGGTAGGTGGCGGGGTCAACCTGGCCATCGCCGCTGGCATCCCAATGGGCGATGTGCGCCAGGCCGGTATGCAGGAATGGTACGCTGGACTAGGACCTGAGCAGCGGTGGGGCCGCGAGCAAGTCGCCGGCATGGTCCAGCCGTTCCAGATGAGAATGTACCAGGAAACGGGACAGTTCGCCCCCATCGACGTGCAGGGCATGACTGTACCACAGGCCCGACAATTCCAACGTTTGGGGGCCGGCGATCGCTTCGCCTGGTCTAAGCTGGGACTCCAGCAGGGACTGGACGAGACTGTGACGATCCACCCAGAGACCGGGATGGCCGTCGGCTCGAACTGGGGCGGCGGGGTCCTGGCACGTGGCATTCAGCAAGAACGCTTCACTCTGGGCGGGCTGGCCCAAGAGGCGTTCGAGGCAGCCAACATCCAGGTCAATGCTGAGGCAGCCACCGTGGTGGTGGGTGGACAGGAGGCTCCTCTTACACAGATAGGGCTGCGGGACCTGGCTACCCGTATGCAGCGCACGGAGCAGGAGTATCAGTGGGGGCAACAACTCACTGGCCTGGGTGCCCAATACGCCTACACCACCGGGCAAATGCCGGGGTGGGCACCAGAGGGTACTCCCCAGATCGGGCGTGGCACCTGGGCCATCGAGGATGAGCAGGTCTCCCTGGCCTACCAGCACCAGATGGCTGGCTTTGGCTTCCAGCGAGAGCAGCTGGGACTCCAGGACCGCCAGTTCTACGAGCGCTGGGGCCAAGGACAGCAACGGTTTGGCATCCAGACTTCCTGGCAGTGGGAGGACATGGCTCGTAACCAGGAGCGGCAGAGGATTCAGTTCGGCTGGGGCAGAGAGGACCTGGCCTTCCGTGGTGCGCAGAGCACACTACACTACGCCTGGGGCCAGGAGGACATCGACGAGCAAATGCGCTACGCCACTGGCCGCGAGCGTCGCCAGCTGATGAAACAGCAGGAGCGCACCACCATCGACTATGCGATGGGAATGGGCCGGCTTGAGACTGAAGAGGGCCGGCTGGGCCAGCGTGAGAAGTGGTCCGAGGAGGACTTTGGCCGAGAGCGCAGCCGCTTCCAGCAGCGCATCCAGTGGTCGCGCCAGGACATGGAGATGCAACGAAAGCATCACGAAGAGAACATGGGCCTGGCTCGCCGGCGGCTGTCTGAGAACCAGAAATACTACCAGGACAACTTCCAGCTCCAGGAGGAGCAACGCCAGAACTCGCGGGAATACTGGGAGTTCACCATCCAGAAACAGGTTGACTCCATTGAACATGCCCGGGAGTTGCAGGGACAGCTTCAGCAAGTGCAAGACCTGCTCGATGGCCTGACACAGGCTCAGCAGGAGCAGACCTCCTGGTTCGCGGCACAGTTTGAGCCCAACGGGGCAGTCTCTGGGGCCTGGCAGAGCTTCGTAGGGGTGATGCTGAGCAGCATCAACCAGATGGGGCAGGCTGCGACGGGCTACGATCAGATGATCCGGGGCAACCCATACGCCAGGTCTCACAAGTAGGAGAGCATAGATGGCAGCAGAGGTTCATGATCACGTCCATCTGGACACAGACAACCCGCCCACCGCCGAGTATCCGTCCTTGCACGGCACACTGGACTGGACGCCACAAGTGGCCGTGGTGACGGAACACTCGCTTACGGGCAAGCTACATGTCCATCGCCTGGTAGACGACGAGGGTGCTCCGGTCCAGTACCGCAGTGATAGAATGCGACTAAAGCTCTCTCTGGCCAAGATGCTGACCGTCAAGGATCTGGCCGGTAAGACAGTCTACTTCGCGTTCAACTATCACGACGACAACGAGAACGGCGCCGCCGCTCTCAAAGCCTGGCCTGACTCGGACTATGTTGTCAAGGCTGTACTGCAAGTATTGGGCATCACCAACCTGAACCCCAAGGCGGACTTCTGGTTTATCAACATCGGGCTAGAGGACGAGGGGGCTGTATAGTTCTGCGCGCAGAACGGAGGAAGACTATGGTAGAGTGGTTGACCGCACACCCAACGCTCCTGATTATTCTGGCAGTGCTTTTGCTGACGGCGGTAGCGGGCATGACCCATGTAGCGAACAGAGTTGAGGCATGCCTTGCCCGCCTGCAGCGCCAGCTGAGTCGAATGAGATGATCACTCAGACGGAATCGGGACTTACAGCTGAGCAGTACTTAGCCCTGCAGGACGCCACTGGCAACCTGTCTGCGCGCCTAGTACTCCAGCAGTACGGTCCTGTATGGACCACCCACGATACTAGCGAAGCGCGTGCCGGCAGCAATTTTGATGCAGCCATTGCCTCGACCTACCTGCTGCGTGTCTACGTCGGCAGCGCTTCTGATGTAGGCGTCGAGCGGCTGGCAGACGAGTCTGGCGGCGACGAGACGTGGGCGTCCATCACCTGCACAATCAGCGACGTGGACACCAACGTGTCACCATCCCTGATCGCCGACGGCTTGACCGCCCGGGTGTTCTACTACAGCACCGGGGGCAAGATTCGCTACACCGAATGCGCCGACATCTCTTCTGGCTCCTTTGGAGCTGCGCAGGATGTAGGCACAGTCAGTGACGTGATCCACCTGGCAGCGGTCAGTACGACGAAGGTCTACTACATCACCAAGGACTCTGACAATAATCGCCGGCTGCACGTCTACGAGCATGACGGCTCCTGGTCATCCGCTAGCAGCGACATCTATTGGCCATTCCCCATCTACGGTTTCGATGCTGTAACCTACACTGACTTTGACCTGCTCATGATGGGCTCCGAACTACCACCACTAATTGGTTCGCGGGCCGTGGGCACCGAAGTAACCACCAAGGTGGAGCGCGTCCAGGGCCTGGTGGCATTCCGGGTATCCAACGGGCGCTGGTCAAACCACGAGGTGTTCGACGTGACGGACTTGGTAAAGCTGAACCAGTCGCGTGCAGACCTGCGCCTGTCGTTCGTCAACAGCATCCTGTTTGCCTCATACACCAGAACTGGCGGCTCAGAGAATCACACCTACAGCAAGCTGGCCGCGACGCGCTCGAAGGACGGCCTGGGTTGGGAGTTCCCTGAGTTGGTCGAGATTGCGCATGCTCCTGGCCTAGTGCTTCCCCGCAGCGACTACCTATACCTGGTAGGGGTAGATCGTACTATGCGCTCCCCTCGTTGCGCTTGGGCAAGCCAAACACCGGTAGAGCTCGAAGTGAGCGATGCGGTGATGGCCATTGAGTCTCAGGTAACGGAGATTCGCAACACCCGGGTGGGGATTGCCAACGTAGGCGATGCCTGTGTCAGTACCTTGGCCAAATCAGACAACCGCATCCAGGCCGTGCACGAACTGGGCTATGTCACCGGGGGCGAAGCGCTGCGGGTACAGGTCTCTGTGGAGGACATAGTCTCGCGTGCCGAAGAGCGCATGCTACCCCGACGCAGCATAACCCTCAGTGGCCAGGACAGGCTTGGCCGGTTGAACCGGGTTGCCTCTGACTACGCAGCGGAGTGGCCCAGCCAGCAGGCTGGGCGTGATGCCTACAATGACCCAACTGGCACTGGCTACGGTGGCCTGCGGCACACGGCCCCCTACGAAGGCTCGTGGAAAGCGTCCGCCGGCATCTGTAAGCTGGTCTCCTCGAACATGGAAGGGCTGGCCGTTAGCACCTTCGTTTCTGAAGCGCTGAATGGCTCAGTCCACGCTGGCTTCCAACTGAACTACACTGACAAAGGCGAGTATGCTGGCGTGGCCTTTCGCATCCACGACAAGGACAACCTCTTCTTCGCAGCCTACTACGCCGACGATGACAAGGTTCGCCTGAAGAAGGTGACAGGGGGCACCGCTACCACGCTGGCCACCTCCGCCGCGATGGGTTGGACAATCAATGGCACAAACTGGTATTACCTCATGGCGCGTGCGCATTATGGCCTGGTCTACGTCTACTACAGCACTGATGGAGTGACCTGGAGCGTACTATCTTGGGACAGCGGTGACGGAGAACTTCCCGGCATCCCGGACTTCTCTGTTCTGACTACCCTGTACTGCTGGTCCGGTAAGTTCGGGCTGATTGGGTATGCCTATTCTGAGGAGGACACCTGGCCCGGTTGGACGCCTTCCCCCTGGCCTGTTCCTACACCAGCGCCGGACATCCTGGGCCGACCCAATATCGCGTATGCGCGGATAACGACTGCTGCGATATACCGCACTGAGAATTGGCAGAGCTCTCCCCCAACCTGGGTAGACGTCACCGGCACGCTGACTAACATCACCAGGATAGGCGTCGATCAGGAAAACCGCTACGTCTACGCCCAGTGCGCTGGGGGGTTATACAAGGCTAGTGCAGATACCGACACGCCGGTCTGGCTGCGGGTCCTTGACTCTGGTAGTCTACCTGCTGGCTGCGGCTATTGGCACAACACCGGGATGAGCGTCTCGCTCAGCGGCCATGTGTGCATGTATGGTCGTGCACCAGTGGGCTGTACCTCGTGTGGTGCAAACATCGACCGACAGATACCAGTGCTGGTAACCGTGGCTCCAAATGGGACAATCACCGTGCTGGGGTCTCAATACGGCTGCCCTGCGGGGAACTGCTGCCCGGTCCACGACTATGCTGGATATTGGAAGTCTGATGTCGTCTCCGACTATCACATCGCAGCGAACGGTAACGTGTTCTCCGCTGCTGGTGACTGCCGTGGCTCGGTGGTAGGTGGGGCCAACCACTTCTTGCGTGCAGGCAGTGGTGATGGCTCCTACAGTATGACGAATGAGGAAGGACCCGACAGCTGGGGTGCGCTCAACCGTATCCTTGACCTGGGCGGCGGGGCACTTATCGGCCTCCACAACATGGCTAACAAGGTCTATCGTGTGCCGATTGGGTGCGGCGATGGCGGTTCCTGGGTTGACATTACCCCGGCCAACTTCGTTGCAGGTAACGCTCGCGGCTTTGACAGAGATGCCTGCGTTGCGTTTGGTGTGCTAACAGATGGTGACAGGGTGTACGGTACGTCGGGCAGCAGCTTTACACAGATTCTTTACCGAGCCGACATCAGCGCGACGACGTTGTACATGACCACGTGCTATGCAGATGATCCAGATCAGTTGTTTCTCGCTACTGGCGATGACATCCTTTGGACAATTGACAAGGGCCTGTCCTGGTCCAGCAAGCGTGGAGCCCTGTCAGGGAGTTTCAGAGAGATTCGCGTGGTGTGGACCAAGCCGGAGGCAGAATAATGACAGCGCTGGAGTTCAAATGGTTGCAGTGTAACGATGACCGCCCAGCCCTCTGCCAGGAGGACGACATTGCCAGAGTGCTGGCCTTTGGAGGAGTGCACGATACCCTCTGCGATAGCACGATCTTTGAGCAGTTCACCACAGGGGCTCTCTCGGATGCTCACCTGGAGGCATCGGAGGGCACCTGGTCGATCACTGGTGGTACCCTGCAGGGCGTGGCCGGTGCTTCACCCCAGTGGTACAAGATCCGTCATACAACAGAGGTCGAGATTGGTTTTGTGACCACCTTTGACAAGACCGGCGACAATGGCGCGTTCCTGTTCTGCTGCGACGATGACTACAAGGGCTACATGGCCTGGTGGACGGGCACTACAGTTGGAGTCTCTAGGATCAGTGACACCAGCGAGACCAAACTGATCAGCTTGCCAATTGCCGAGGCCGGGGCAGCTAGCGTGACTGTCGGTGTCTGGCCCAGGCAATACTCCAGCATTGATGAAATCGACGACCTGGTATTGATGCTCTGGTTTGACGGCAAGCACTTGCTGACTTACTCGATGGCCTACCAAGAGATAGGCAAGAAAGTCGGGTTTGCAGTCTACCAGAACGAGACGGCCACCTTCGACAACCTACACATTCCCCAGCTACATCAGCTGGTGGAATGGGCGTCGGTCGATCCTGGCGAGGTGGCCGGGGCCGGCTTGTCTCGCATCATTGGCTATGAGCAGATCAAGGTGCGGGCCAGGTATGACGGCACAGCCAGGATATGGCGTAACATTAACACGGACGTAGACTGGACGGTGTCTGCTGACAGACCCCTGACAGTACTTGATGAGCAGCAGATCTTTACACCTAGCCACTACCGGATGGTAGGCGCGTTGCACGAGGCTGACGTGTTTCGCCCTGGCAACCAGGGCCACATCTTTGCCATCGGCCAAGATCCCAACGCCCTGACAGAGGATGAGACCTACAACAAGGGCGAGCGCGAGCACAAGACTGCCGAGGGGGAAGGACACACTAAGACCTTAGTCATGGCACCCAACCCTGTTATCGAGTCAGCGGATGTCGTGAGCGCGGATGGCGAGAGCTGGCGCGTAGTTGGAATCAACTACCGGGCTGCCTGGCGCGATGGGCAGAATGGTGGGGCTCCAGTACTGGAGTCCAACGTCGAGTTAAGGGAGTGTCTATGAACATCCAACAGTTGCGACAAATCCTACAAGCTGAGTCCCCTGTTCGCCTGGAGATTGGGACTGTTATTGGTGCCGACCTGCGCGGCTCACGCACCCTCTCTGTGCGCCTGAGCGGTGGGCGGGTCTGCAACCGGGCGCTTGTCTGCATCAGCGGCTTACAGCAGGGCGACAGGGTGCTCGTTGCCAGAAGCAAGGACCTGGACCGCGTCTTGGTCATTGGCAAGATACTGAACGAGTACGAGTCTGACCTGTCCCGCAATGGGCAGCTGTCTCCACCAGATAACTTGGCAGTGACGCCCGTGCCCGCTGCCCTGGTTCTGCAGTGGGATACCTACCCTGGTGAGGACCTGGTGTGGCAGGTGCGATATAACACATCCGCGTCAGACTCAGGGGCCACCGACATCTTGGTATCCCGTGGCTCCTACTACCTGCACTACGTCGTGGACGCCGGCGGGGATATGGATACGGCAGCTACCTACTATTTCAAGGTGCGGGCGCTCCGGTGGCTGGGCGACAACAACGTGATGTACTCGGCCTGGTCAGGCTGGTGCAATGGCACCAGTGGCGGGCACAACCTGCGCGAGATCGTGGAACTCGAGTTCGCAGATGCCACTGAGCTCACCATCTCCAACGGTGTTATTACCAGGACGCAGGTCTACCATCGTGTGGATACTCAGAACAACGATGGCACCGACGATCTGGACACTATCAACGGGGGCAGCCAGGGGGATCTCCTGGTTCTGCGTGCAGAACATAGCGCCCGTACTGTAGTGGTGAAGACTGCTACTGGCAACATTGTGCTTCAGGGCGGCGATGTGACTCTGGACGACGCCACCGATCACGTCATGCTCGTTTACGATGGCACGAAGTGGAACAACCTGGGTGGTAGTGGCGGGGGTGGTGGGGTAGACACATTTTTGGAACTGACCGATACGCCAGCTGACTACACTGACGACGCTGGTAAGCTGATTCGGGTGAATGCTGGCGAGGATGCACTGGAGTTCACAACTGACTTGCCCGACCACGACCATACTGGTGATGCGGGAGATGGTGGCCAGATTGCTCACTCCGATCTGTCGGGCATAGGGACAGATGATCACCACGCACAGGATCATGCGGCCACCCACCACCCTGGCGGGGGCGACGCTATCTCACAGGTCCCAGATCATGACCACAGCGGGGATGCTGGTGACGGAGGGCAGTTCGACGCAGCCAACCTGACGAGCGATAGTGCCTACGCCGATGGGGATGTTCTCACCGCTGACGGGGAGGGTGGTGCTGCCTGGGAGGCCCTGCCTGCGCTTGGGGACCATGACCACTCTGGTGACGCTGGCGATGGCGGTAAACTAGACCACGGTAGTGCGCTGGATGGGTTGAGCGATGATGACCACCCACAGTACGCTGCCATAGCCCAGAACGAGTCAATATCGGGCACTTGGACACACTCGAATCCCATCAAGGGTAGCGGGGCACCTACTATTGGGTCTACAACCGAGGCAGAAAAGTGGGGGCACGTCTACCTGGCACTGGGAAAGGATGTCTACCCTGATGGAGAGACTGACATCGATGCCGGCCTAATGGCGCGATTCATCAACCGCAAAGGTATTGGTACGTACATATCACACGCGCGATCCGATCCTGGTCTGCCGTGGGCCACGGCGCCATCGGCGCTGTACTCAGCAGCAGATGGTCAGTATACCGGATTGAGGCGCGGAACCTATTTTACCATGATGTCCGTCAGTGCGACACTGCCAGCGTTCCAACTTGCATATGAGGCCAGTCCTATCTGGACGAAGACGCTGTTTGCACGTGTATTGGCAACCAGTGGCTGCGAGATTGGGTTGCGGGCGGATAACTACAACTCGGCTCGTAGTTACGTAAACGGAGATCGCATCTATGCCTTCGACGTGTATCTTGAGGGCAATGTTGCGGTAACGGACCTAAAGACCCGGTACGCATGGAGCGAGATGGCTGGTGGAGTGTGGGGGGCGTGGAATTACACACCTGTTCTCACAGCTGCTAGTATCTGCCCGGTGTCCGAAGGTCTAGGAATAGGCTTGCGGGCCGGCTACAACAGTACATCTTTGTGTTCTGGGTATATAGTGGGCGAGCAGGGTGCCAGCAGTGGTCTTGGAAGTGTATACTTGTATGACGATGCAGGCACAACACAATACCTGGCATACAGGCTAGGTATGTTTTGTCGTCTGCGTCAATACGCGTGGAGCTGTTGGGATTTGTACGATTTGTCCTAAAGGAGGTACGCATGAGCACAAACATACTGCAAAACGGGGACTTTGAGACGCGATGGAAGAGTAACCACCGGTGTCTGCGTGTGCCCCCAAGCGGGGCTATGCAGGAAGTGGACATTGGCAACATCTTCACTCCAGAGGAGTGGCTGACCTGGTTCCTGCACGAGCCAGACAAGTGGGACCAGCCCGAGGTGCGGGACGCCTGGCGGAGCCACGATCCTCTGCGCGTGCACGGTGGGGAGAAGGGAATGCTGCTGTTTACCTTCTTTCGCAAGCACGACGCAGGGTTCCTGCAGCAGGTGCAGGTACAACCTGGCACCAGGTTGGAGTTGGAAGCCTACGCCCACGCCTGGAGCAACAGCAAAGACGGCAAGCACCCCGATGACGCACGCTGGTCAGAGGGGGCGGGGTATAATGCTGGCTTTGCGTATGCGGGGGGGGACGCTCTCAGCGACGACTGGCGGAACTTCACCTTCTGGGTTGGGATCGACCCCACGGGCGGCACTAACCCACGTGCCAGCACGGTGGTGTGGGGCCGGGGCGTGCATATCTACAACGCCTACGCACAGGTGCCGCCGGTGGAAGCGATCGCCCAGAGCGACATAGTGACAGTATTTCTCCGCAGCAAGACCCTGTGGCCCTTCAAGCACAACGACGCCTACTGGGACACGGTGTTACTGAAGGCTATTGACGAGGCTCCGCCCCCAGTTTCAGGGCGGGGGGACCCACGCATCCAGTACGAGCGCACCTATGTCCTACTCCCGCCAGGGGCCGGCAGGGAGTGGGCACAGGCAGTGGCCGAGGCAACCTGGGCAAGGTGCCGGTACACCATCGGTGGTAGTGCAGATGACGCTGGAATTGGAGACCTGGATGTTAGACGAGTAATCGCGGTCAATCCTGAACAGTGGCCGGGTGATCTGTATACCTTCTTCATGACACACTATCCCGGCGTAGAATACATCCCGGTACAAGCGACGACCGTGGCCGAGCTGCGGTCCAGATTGGAGGCGTAAATGGCAACAAAGCTAGGAGCGCATGTTCTGAGAACATGCACGGGACTGGGTGATTACATCCAGGCGAAACCGGCTGTTGTAAAGTGCGTGGGCGAGTGGGGTATAGCAGCTACTCTCCCCGCTGGGGTGCTGGCCATTGGGCGCAAGCACCAGGGTAACTATGATGCCCAGCTGCAGTACAAGAGTGGGCTAACCCCAAGTGAGGCTGCCCAGCAGTTCGTGGCCGACCAGAAGAGCACCTACCTGTCCAACCCAGCCATCAAGTACTGGGAGGGCCACAACGAGCCGGTGTGGAACCTGCCTACTGAGATGGAGTGGTATGCTTGGTTTGAGGTCGAGCGCATCAAGCTGATGGCCGACCTGGGGCTCAAGTGCGTGATCGGCAACTTCGCTACTGGCACCCCTGACATCAGACTGTGGGCGCAGTTCTGGCCCGCGTGCAAAGAGGGACGAAAGTACGAAGCACTCCTGGGCCTGCACGAGTACTCCTGTCCCTGGATGTGGTGGATGACAGGCAATCACCAGTTGGACCCCAACGAGGATGAGGGTGACGAGGGTTGGACCACGCTTCGCTATCGCAAGATCTACCGCCAGTACCTCATCCCCAACAATGCGGTCATCCCGCTGGCCATCACCGAGTGCGGGATCGACGGCTTGGTGCGCCCGCTGCCTCCTGGTGCCCCCTCAGCGACCTGGAAGGGCCTGGGAGACTACTGGCGCGAGCACGACGGTGAGACCGACAAGCACGACTACTACTTCCGGCAGCTGGTGTGGTACGATGAGGAGCTTCAGAAGGATGACTATGTGGTTGGCGCAACCATCTTCACCTGGGGCAACTACGGCGTCCCCTGGTCGGCATTTGACGTCGCTGGCACGCCAGTAGCTGCCAAGCTAACGGCATATACCAGGGAGCGTCCGGCTGTGGACTTCAAGTACCTTGCCAGCACCACACCGCCACCTCCTGCAGGACGTGGTGAGCCCCGGACGCAGTACGAACGTACCTATGTGCTGCTACCTCCAAGCGGTGACACCGCATTGGCCGCTACAGTTGTGAAACAGACCTGGGACCAGGAGCGGTGGACAGTGGGAGGCAGCGCGGACGATGCAGGCATCGGTGACCTGGATGCGCGGCGGGTGATCGCCATTGGCCCTGATGGGTGGCCGGGCGATTTGGCTGCTTTCTTCACGCAGCACTACCCGGGAGTGGAGTACTGGCCGCTGGAGTATGACAACGACTACCAGCTGAAGGGGCGGCTGCTGGCCTACAGTCTGAAGGAGGCTGGCCTGGAACTGGCCTACCCCACTACACACTGGCCCTCCTTTGTGACTGACATCTTTGGCAGATGGCGTGGCACCTACCACCACATGGGGTTGGACTTACGCTCGTCCTGGGGTGTCTGGAAAGATGAGGTGCTCTCCGCTACAGATGGCGTAGTGACCGAGGCGGGCTTGTACAACAACGCGGGCGGCTTCGGTTATCGGGTGCGTGTGCGCACACAGATAGCAGACGGGCGCGTGGTTTACCTGCGCTACGCCCATCTGGTGGCAGGTGGGATCTACGTCAAGGTGGGAGACCAGGTGAGGGTTGGTCAGAGACTCGGTAAACCAGACAGCACAGGCACCTCGACAGCCGATCACCTACACTTCGATGTGAAGGTCGGCGATGAGTATGCTGACCCCGCGCTCCTGCTGCGCTGGGAGCAGACACCTGTTCTGGAC